GCCCAGTTTGTCGAAGGCTTTGGCGATAGAAGCAGCGGCCCAGATTTCTATTTCGCATCCGGACACCCGTCTTATTTCTTTGCGAACGGCAATTTCGCGTTTAAGGATTGCGTTGCGCGTTATTTCTGCTTTGTCCATATCCACGCGGATTCCTCTCCACGTCATTTCGACCAGACAGGGCAGCAAGTCCAACTCAAGGTCCGCAACCGCGGTCAATTCTTCCCGTTTTAATTGCACGGACAGGTAGTTCCACAACTGCAAGGTTATTTCCGCATCATTTTGTGCGTAGGGCCCCACGAACATTGCGGGCATTTTCCACATTTCTGCTTTAGCGTCGATTCCGAAGTCTGCGGCGGCTTGGTGCAGGAGTTTTTCTGATTTAGCAACGCCCAGCAATTCATAACATAGGGCATTGAGGCTGTAACTTCGTCTGTTTTCGTCCAACAAGCTTGCTGCTACCATTGTGTCGATCACACGGCCTTTCATGTCAAAGCCCATGCGCTTTATCCAGCCGAGGTCATATTGGGCGTTGTGCATTACTTTATCGGCGGGGCAATCACATATTTTTTTAAACCATTTATTAACTTGTTTTTCGTCAATATTACCGCCGCCCGCGTGACGTATTGGAACATATCCGGACCAATCGGCGGTTGCCACGGCATAGCCCACCACTTCCCCATCGCCTCGGGCCCATCCGGGTCCCATTTTTTTCAGGTTTGGGTCTCGTGTTTCCACGTCTATAGCTATGGTTTTAGCTTCAGTAAGGTTGGGAAGTTCCGCGGGGGGAACCCACTCTGATGTTATAGTGGCACTACCTAATTTTAATTGCATTTACTGTCTTTCGAGAACGAACCGCCGATTGCGCTATATCCGCATTTATCCACCCAAGAGTCTTCGTGGTCGAGGTTATTTAGTAGGCGGGCGGTTTTTACCCAATCCATCATAAGTGCAACGTGCTGCGCGGTCAGGTATCCGTCTGAGATTAACGCGCCGTTTAGAATGACGTTCCATCCGGTTGCTATACGGTCAAAGTTTTCGAGCGCGTCCCCATAATCCTTTGCGCGGTCGCCTGTCACTAACTCTGCACTTTTTTTTAGTATTTCTTCCCGCTTCATTCGTCCACCTCTGAGGTTTCATCATCGAAGCTAAAACAAAAGCCATCGGAGTGTTTGGCGGCTAGGACGTAGACCAAGCTATTACAGTTTGGGCAAGCTAAGTTGGTTTCCATAATAAAGTCCTCACTATCTTCTATGTCGTGGTCTCCGCCCCAGATAAGTTCCGTTTTGCAATGCCAGCAGTTCATGCTTTTTCTCCCTTAAATAATTGACTTTCCCACTGACACACCTCGTTGATATGCGTGTGTCTTGTTGTTGGGCGCACCATGCCAACTTTTTCAACCCACCCTAACTTTCTTAAAGACGCCATCATGGCTCCCCAAACGTTATGATGGTGGGGGTCGGACATACCTTGCGCCCTGCAAAAAGCACAAATCTTGCCACCTTCAACAAGCTTGTGTTCTGAGAGGTACTTCGCTGCATTTTCATAGTATGCTTGCTTCCACTCGTCATCCGCGTAAACATAGGCGCGGTCTATCTCAGCTTCAATAAAGTCAAACCGCTGTTGTTCAGAAAGGTTTCGGCTCATAGGTAGTAGCTCCTTGTTGCGTCTTCCGCGTCTATTATAAACAGGTTATGTTTTGTACGAGTAACCGCAACATAAAACACGCGATGAATGTCGTCGGGGTCCACTCTCATTTGACGGTCTGCGGCGGGCGTCAGGTCTGAGAACACTACGACGTTGTCGGCTTCGCCGCCTTTTGACCCGTGAATTGTTGACACTGTAATGCGTGGAACGCCGTTAAATTTCTCGCCTCTACGCAACAGAGCGGTAATGTAAGCGCGTTCTTTCTCGGGTATTCTGTCCATAGCCTCAGACCAGATTAATTTGTCCGAGGCTAAAAGTCCGTGGTTAACAAACAGGTCTTGCATGTTAACCAAGTCGGACTCTTCCAGACCGGGCAACGTTTTAAAGCCTTTGGCTACATGTTGCGGGGATCGCATCGTTTCTTTTGCGGACATATAACTGTATATATTTCGCGCAGTTTTTCCGGTAATCTTTTCCCCTCGGCGCAATTGTTCCCACCCGTTAACGGCATCACTTAGCTTTTCTGAAATAGATCGCACGTTACGAAACACATATGAATATCCGAAAGACCGCAACGAGTCTGCAACGGGCTGTAGTTGGTATCCGGCTTGCGCAAGAATAAGCCACGAGCCGTTCGACATGTCTATTTCTTCTACACTATTGCGATACTCTACGGTGCCTTCCTCGTCTTTGGGTTCATATGCCTTTACAAACCGTCGATCTATTCGTTTTACAATTCGTTCGGCTAATTGGTGAACACGAAAGGGTACACGGTAGGATCGGGACAGTGTTTCGGACGGGCCGTCGAGGTTAATAAACATATCCACATCGGCTCCGGCCCAGCGGTAGATTGCTTGGTCGTCATCTCCCGCAATATACATCAGGTCGGACTTTTCGTCCAAAAGGTTTGCAAGGTCCCATTGCAGTGGTGATAAGTCCTGCGCCTCATCTACAAAACACAAGTCAAACGTCGGGCACCAATTGTGGCTCTCATTAACAAACTTTTCTAACATGTCTGTAAAGTCAAACATGTGCGTGTTCTTCTTATAATTTATCAGGCTTCTATTAACATGGTTTACAATATTCCACTCTATGTCGATATCAGACTTATTGTATTGTTCCCGCAGGTCAATTTTTCTAATACGAGCAAGATTAATCAAGGCAAGCACGGGATCGTTGCTCTTCAATACGTCGGGCAAGTCGTCATCAAACCGAGGCGAAACACCTGCGTTTAATGGAACACCACACTGGCGGGCTATTTCCCGATAGTTTTCGGGCTGCATAACCTGATCAGTGCTTATATCTGACAGAGTTAAGGCAAGACTATGCAGTGTTCTAAAATAAAACAAATCCTTTTTGGGGTCTAATTTAAACCGCGCCGCTGCGCGGATTCGTGCTTCTTCTGCGGCTTTGCGGGTAAATGCCAAAAAGGCAATACGATTGGGCGGCGTTCCGCTTTGTAAAGCATCCTCTACTTTATTAAGAAGACTCGTTGTTTTCCCCGTCCCCGGAGGTCCGAATATCCTGAACACGTTTTTTCTCCTGTTTATATATTTGGCTAACGCGCTGTTTGGTAATTCCGTACCAGTTAGCCGCTGCGGTTTTTGTTACCCGCTGTTCGTCAATTAGACGCACAATTTCCGCGTTACGAAGTTTTTTCAAAACGGTGATTCCTTTGGTTTAAACTCAGGGGTTGTAAAGTCCACGTCAGCTTCGGCAAATGCGGGTATTTTCCACACACGCACGTTACGTCCTTTAATTTTCATTTGTACACTTTCCCCGTTTATATCCCGAATGCGCTGCGCAACTCGGTGTGACTTGTATTCAAAAAACTTATTCTTTCTAAGAAAACTTTCGAAGTCTTTTAGGCGAAAGTAAGTGAAACCCTCTTCATCGTCGGTCCAAGGTCGGCGGAGCAAGATTTCTTCTTTGTCCTTCGCCTGTTGCAAGTAGGCGCAAAACTCCTCCAAAAAATCATAGAACTGTCCACTAACGCTGGCGTCTTTCGAAACTTCTATGATGGCACTTTCGTTTTCTTTCATTTCTCTCATCATAGAGCCGATACGTCCTTCCCATTGCTGTTTGGCAACGGTCCTCGGCATGAAGTTAAGCTGTTCCATACAGGCTTTTTGGAACATAGGCTGGTTCATTAGTCCGTCGGTATCCAATTCCAGAGGTTCACCGTTCACGTCCATAAACCAAACAGGAGGTGTTGAGTTGTACTTACGCAAATTTGCTACAGCCGCGTTTTGAACAGCGGAGCCAATTCCAAATTTCTTGGTTTGACACAACTCTTTATTGCAATGCGCGTTTATTGGGGCGTCATTGCATTTATATGAATAATCTTTTTTAGCTACCTGTTTTGCAACCACCGTCACTTCCGGAAGCGGCAGCGGCGGATCAAGATAGTTCATATTGTAAGAAAGTATCTCCGTCTCCCAACTGTCGGGGAAAGCCTTTCTCAAATATATACCTATGTTGTACAATCCGTTGTTTCTGCCGCCCTCACTAATTGTAATGGCGCACAAGTGCTGCAAGCACGGCGGGCCGTCCCACATGGGTCCTTTGATTTCGGCGTCCGTCAACTGTAGCTTTGTTAATTGTTCGGGTGTTTGCACATGTGTGTCGTACAAACCAAAAAACTCTTCCAGTGTAGCGGAGGTGCCGTCGTCCAAGATGCCGTAACGCAGCCCATCTTCAGCATCGTAATACGGAAGGTTCAGAAAGTTACCAACATCGCCACGATCTAGGTGCAGTTTCACTTGTTTTGGAAATATTTCACAGTCTCCGTGTCCCAGAGCCGCGGCAAGGTGCTGAAGGACTTTTTGCATATCCTTTGCGTCAATCCACTTTTTGCAAAAAAGATAGCAATGTGCGCCCCCAGATTTAGATCGACAGACCACTAACGGCAGCTTTAGCTTGCGAATTTTTTCAATTAGAACCTTGTGATCCAGAGGGTACTGGTCCACGTCTATGCACCCCCACTTGCACATATTTTTATTATTTATAGGAATAATACCGACGGACGGTCCTTTACCAAGAAGGTGGTCTCTCCACAGCTTATTGGTGCGCGGTTCTTTAACCACGCCCGCTCGGCCTGTATTTTTGCCATTGGCGCTTGTTTTTTCTATTTTGTAAGTGCCGTAGGCTTCTTCCAGACCATCAAAGATAGCCGAAAACTTTTCAACTGACATGTGATTCTCCAACGAAACAGGGCCGCGCTATGCCTCGAAGCGCAGCCCCTTTAAACTTAAAACGGCACGTCGTCGTTGTTTATATCGTTGGTGCTTTCGGATTCTTTTTTGTGTTTGACCACAACATCGCCGGAAGCAATACTTGCGCGAAACTCACGGGCCCTGTTGTAGACGCCTTTGTCTTCTACCGGTCCAATACGGGACATGTCCCAATTGTGCCATTTCCCCTTACTGTTTTCTTCGCTCACAGATTTTAGCAAGTACACTGAGCTAAACCGCGGTGGAGTAAACGGGCCGTTTTTGCCCTTCATTGTAATGCTGCTCATCATGCTGTTCCATTTCCGGCTTTTCTTTAAACCGGTGCTTTTCATAGCAATAAGCGCCGTTTCAGAAGAACCGTCGTCGTTCAACACAATCACAAAATGTTGGTGTGTTTCTTCCAAGTAAGACCCGTCACCGCCAACAACGTAATCTTTATTGTCTTCGCGGGAACGCTCAAACTTTGGCAACGTGTCGGTAGGTTCAAAGACCGCCACGGGAGCGCCTGTACCCGCGCCTCTTGGTGCCCATTGAATAAACCTTCGCTGATACACGCACGGTATCACCTTCACGCCCTCGGCCCCGTTGTGGTGCGTTTGTGACACCGTGTTGTAGATATCACCCTTGCGTCCCTTAAAGTCGGGGTCGTCTAACAGCGGGTCCAGCCCACTGATGATTTTTAAAAACGGCAGTGCCAAATCTTCTTGGCCCATGTCAGAAACGCCAACACCNGCGTCCGCTTCAAACATGCTTTGGTCAAATTCTACCACTTCTGTTTCCTTTTTTCTTGCGACTTGTTTTCCCATTATTTTGCTCCCCTTATAATGGCTCTTTGCCCAACGTAGGCTCCAAAAATGTCGTGTGGAAAATCTTCCCCACTTTCAATGCGCTCTTTCACAAACGCTTTTAACGTACCGGCGTGAATACTTTCTGCTTGCGCCGCCGGATAACCTTGTTGGGCTGCGAAGGCTTGAAAAGCACTGGCATTGTCGTCCTCGCCCCTGCCAAACTGGCAAGACACAACATTCTTAATAATATCGTCGTGACCGTTGTCCCGCAGCCATTCGTATGCGGTTTCGCGGTCCTTTACTAAGATGTGTGCCCCGTAGGTTGGCTTAACCTCAACGGTCGAGCCGTCGTCCAAACTGAATTTAGACAGACCCAGATCAGCCATAGTGCTCGGCAAATCCTCGTCCGTCAATTTCAATAAAGCGTTTTTCGCGTCTTTAAGATCACGATCAAGTTTTTCAACATTTTCTTGTTGTTGCTTGATTTTTCTGGCTAAACCAGCGACGGTGCTAAGACCCGCGTTGTCTAGCTTTTCCACGGAAGAAATTGATTTTTCAAAGTCTTCCTCCATTAGTTCAAAAACATCGTTCATACATCGTTCCTTTTTTAAAAGACCCTTGTTACGGCCTTGACAAAGCCTTATATATTCTCATACGGTTGGGCAGTCAACCCCTGTAGGAGAACAAAATGTATAAATTTAAAACAGAGCCTTTTAATCACCAACGCGAGGCGCTTAAAGATTCGTGGTCCGCGGAGTTCCATGCGCTATTCATGGAGATGGGCACGGGCAAAAGTAAGGTTGTAATCGACAACGTAGGGGTGCTGTACGAAAGGAACGATGTAGATGCGGTTCTTATAGTGGCACCAAAGGGCGTGTATGACAATTGGGTACGGGGAGAAATCCCGCTTCATTTGCCGGACCGCATAAAACGGTTGGTTGTTCGGTGGACCCCGTCTGCAAGCAAG